TCACAAAGAGGGCTTTACCAGAGCGTTTTCGGCCCTGGGTTTATGAAGAAAGCTGGTGCTGGCATTGGTACGCCGTTTACGGTTGACACTGCTACTGGCATTTTCAATACTACCTATGGACGAAAAGTCTGGCAAGCTCTAAATAACCAGACTCGTTTCTTTAATGCGGTGCCCCGTGTAGTATGGGGCAATACGGCTGGTTGGAGGGTACGTACAGACCGTGGTTCTGGACGCTCTCGCCCAGTTACTGAAACTGGGAATATCCCAACCGTTGACATTTCTGACATTCAGACTGTATCGAGCTTGCCTCGTATAATTTCTACAACTTTCGGTGCGTCCGTCAAGTCCGTCTTCACGGCGCAGTTGGAAGGTGGTGTTGGGGATGTGCTGGCGTTGGAAAATGAAAACGCCCAGCTAGACCACATTAAAGAAATAAATGAAGAACTGTTGGCCTTGTCTGCTGCTAGAGCTTCTGGCGGTACTGATGCGAGGGCTGACTTTGGTAGTACTAATGCTATTGCCAAGCACTTTAAGATAGGTGATGAAGTCAACCGTTACGACTTGAGTGGCACGGCCCATGACATTACTGGCGGTATAACCGTTGGTGGTGCGTCTGGAACTGCTCATAGCGGTGGACAAGTTACTTTGGATGCTACTGGTCTGTCCGATGCTTGGGCAGCTGGTGACATTATGTATGTCTACAGTCGTGCAGGATTTAGTTCCTTGGACGATATGGTAGCGGAAGATGGTGCTGCTGTTGGCGGTGGCGTGGCTCGTTCTAGGGTCTTTGACCTAACGTTGAACGGACGTACTGCTGGTGGTTGGAATGCCGCTGCTTCTGTTAGCCACAACGCTGGTGTAGGGCGTGACCTATCCCTTAATCTGATTGATACGGCTATTCAGAAGATTAGGGAAAATGGTGGCGAACCTAAATTGATTTTGATGGGACATGACCAGTACTTCAAATTGGAGCGGCTGCTCAATTCCCAGCAACGGTATATGGGCCAGGAAGAATATCAGGTTGGTGTAGGCTCTGAGCGTACATTCCCTGGTACCCGAACTGGTTTGGTACTAGCAACTTACATGGGTATTCCCATCCTTCCAGATGCGGATGTGCCTAAGTCTGTTTCTAGTGCGGGTGCTATACTAGGTTCTAACATCTACGTGTTGGACACCGATTATATTGAAATGGCTATTGCACAGCCCACTCAGTATGTAGAGAACCGTGACTACTTCGCAGCTAATGCGCTGGTGGTTAGGGGTCTATTGTATACGATGGGTGAGATGCGTTGCAAGAATATTTGGGTACAAGCGAAAATAGCTGACCTGAACGCCTAATCCACCACCTTTGGGGGTGGGAGTCTTAGGACTCCTGCCCCTATTTATAATATGGTTAATTTTAATACTTCATAATTAAGGAGTGATATTATGGCTCTTGCGATAACAGTTCCTGGTAATGCTTCAGATATGACAGGTGTGCCTGGGAACAATAAATATGTCATTAAAACTTGCACCTTTGATAGCAGTTATGCTACGGGTGGTGAGGCTCTAACTGCTACTACCTTGGGCTTGGAATCAATTCATTTTGTTGCCTTGTCTATGGAAAATAGTGGGTATGTAGCTCAGTATGATTATACGAATTCTAAGATAGCTTTGTATGAAGCTGGTGCAGACGGTGCAATTCTAGATGAGGTAGGCAACACTACAGATGTTTCAGCGGTAGTAGTTCGTGTATTAGTATTTGGTAGATAAGTTGCTATGGCAACAAAGACAGGTAGTGAATTAGATGTTAAATTAGCTGTTTATATGGAACGGCTAGATTCATATATAGAAAGTCAAACTAGATTAAATGATACCCTTTGTGCTAGATTTGAAGAGATGGGCGAAGAACTGGATGAAATTAAACATTGGAGAGCCAAGATTTATGGTGTTAAGTCAGCTTTTGTAATCATTAGTGTTATTGCTATGCATACAGGCATGGTACTAGGAAGCTTATTTGCCATGATGACTTGGTTTTCAAAAAGTTAGGAGTGGTTTATGAATTCTGAACATTTTCCTGAGGCATGGCCCTCATGGGAGATTGACCCAAGTACTAGAACAAGCGTTCATGTTTGGACTAAGTATGCACCTATTGATGTTAGTGTAGGAACTTCTGCAACGGATATATTTACAGTTTCTAGAGGAACTCCTTCTGTTAACTTAGTAAAGAATCCATCATTTGAAGTGAATACGCTAACTGATTTTACGGCTTCAGGTGCTGCTATTTCACAAAGTAATGCTCAAGCTGCTACTGGGACATATTCCCTTTTAGTTAATCCCGCTAATTCTGCTGCTGGAGAAGGTTTTTATTGGAATGTTACTGCTCCAGGGCATCCTGAAGGAAGTTCACTTGTAGCTCAGTGTGAGGTTAGAGGAGCTTCTGCTAGTGGAGATGTTAAGATAGAAATTCAAGATAATGATGGTGTAGCCCTAGCTTCTAGTGCTACTCATTCTTTATCTACTAGTTTTACTAAGATTAGTGTGGGATATGAACTAATTACTAGACTAGCTACTACTTATAGAATAGCTATTGTTAGTGTTGCACAACATAATATAGATTTCTACGTTGATAAATTTATGGTAGAATACCGTAAAGATGGATTTGTAGCTGATTATGTTGATGGGGCACAAGGACTGCATTACGAATGGTTTGGTACTGCTAACGCTTCTGAGTCTAAACGTAGAGCAGGAATAATGGCTGTTAGAGGATTTAGACTAAAGAATGGTCATGGAAGTAATACGATTAATCTAGCTTTAGATGCTACTGCAACAGCTGCTGGAACGACTTCTACTGGTGTGCTTCTTAAAGCGGGAGAAACGTGGGAAACTAATCATCCCATTGATATTAGAAAACGTATTTCTGCTATTGCTTCTGGAGCTAGTTCTCAACTGTATGGAGTAATTTGGGGAGTACATGAGGGTTAATGAAAACTATAACTGCTAGTAAAATAGCTTCTGCTCCACTTAAGTCTTCAGGATTAATGTGGCTAGAAAAAGCAACGAGTGGACAAGTTATCGTTGAAGATATTGGAGATGCTCTTGAAGAGTTTGGTAGATTATTTAAAGCAGGAATTTCTTCTAAAGCAGAGATTCTTACTTTAGCAAGAGCATTTCCTGAGAATCGTAAATATACTGAAGCTGCTTCTAAAGTAGGCGAAGATGAACCTATGGTTGTTGGTGGCCCCGCCTCTGTATCATTGATTGATAGAGAGGGTCATTTAATTACTACTGATGCTTTAAAGAGAGCCTTCGCTAAATTTATGAGTAACTTTAGAACTCGTAATGCAATGGTGCTTCATTCTGATGTTCAAGTTGGCTGGGCTTTGCCAGCCTATATTACTAAGGGTGGGCAGATATTTAAGAGTGGTGTAGATGATAAAGGACTATTCTTTATTTGTGAATTGCGGGATGATACAAGAATCTCTGAAAAGGTTATGAAAGAAATTAGTGAAGGTAGACTTAAATCTTATAGTATAGCTGGTTCTGCTTTAAAGGTACAGAATATGCAGAAAGGTTTGGTTCCCTATATGCAAGTAGACGAAATGGAACTTGCTGAAGTTACTGTATGTGAGAAAGGTGTTAATCAAAATGCTGGTTTTGAATTGCTAAAAGCAGAGATGCCACAAACTGGTAAGATTGATAAAGACCAATGTGATTATAGAGATGCTACAATGGAAGAAACAATGCGTGGTGAAAACTGTGGACATTGTAAATTCTTCAATCCGCAAGATAAAACTTGTGATACTGTAACTGGTGATATACAACCTGGAGATTGGTGTAAGATATTTGCACCTATGGAAGAGCAACCTAAACATGCAAAGGTGGTTGTTGTAATGAGAGATAAACAAAAAGTAGACTTTAAAAAGTCATTTGATATGTGGATGGCTAAAGCTGAAACTGTTAAAGACCCCCTTAAAGCTAAAGAGTCAATGGCTACTCTTCAGAATTTTGCTGGAAGAGAAGCAGAACATCATCAGCTTTTGAGGGAATATGGTTTTCCATCTGAACAACCATTTGAATCTAGTAGGTATACTCCTGTTGTAGAAACCGAAACTGATGATAAAGGCATACCTAAGAATCTTGTTGCACCTTGGACTGTAAATGAAGCTGGACAAGAATTGGGTGAGAAGTTGGATGAAGATTCTCCAGACTATCACCTATCTGATAAAGCTAAGAATCGTAAGTCAGGTGATGCTGTTCAGAAAATGTGTGAGCTATTCTTGGACAAAGCTC